CCTGATAATAGTGGCAAAACTGCACTTTTAAGCAATGGAGTTAAATACAAAGCAACCGGCAAGGCAGTAGATGGCAACGACATAGAAGCGAGAAGGCTTACCGTGGATGACATTGCAAATATTACTGGAATACCTACATTTTTGTTAGGTAAAACTGAAACTTTTGCAAATACGGAACTACTTAATAGAATTTTTGTGCAATATACACTTCGAAGCTGGTGCAAAAGGATTGAATCAGAGTTTAACTCAAAACTTTTCCCTAAATCGCAATGGGGTAAAACCTTTGTTAAGTTTGATTTAGACGGATTGCTTCAAGGTGATACGGATTCGAGAGCGAAATATTATCAAACGATGTATAACATAAGGGCTTTAAATCCGAATGAAATCAGAGCAAAAGAGGGGTTAAATAGTTATGAAGGAGGCGATTTGTACGGCCAGCCTTTAGCTTCGAATTCAACTGAACAAACAATAACAGAGTAATGCCATACAACGATTATCCAGATGCGGCGGTAAACAACGCAAAACGAGCGTTAAAACACAAAGAAGAGAATGGCTCTGATTGTGGGACTGCTGTTGGCTGGACAAGGGCCAATCAAATCGCAAATCGTGAGAATTTAAGCATAGATACTATAAAAAGGACTTATTCTTTTTTAGAGAGGGCTAAAGTTTACGACCAAGGAAAATATTTTGATGAAAACGACAATGAAATTTGCGGCTCAATTATGTATGATGCTTGGGGCGGTGATAGTATGAGGACATGGGCAGAAAGGAAATTAAATAATTTACCTGAAAACGAAAGAAACGAACAAATGGAAAAAGAAATAAGATCTGGCAGGCTCGAAATTAGAGCAATGGCAGACGAAAAAAGAACAATAGGCGGTTATGCAGCCATGTTTGACCAAATAAGCGAAGATTTAGGCGGATTTACTGAAGTTATTGATAAAGGAGCCTTTAAAGATACAGATATGGACGATGTAAGGGCTTTATTTAACCACGATGCAAACCAAATCCTTGGTAGAACTAAATCTGGCACTTTAAGGCTTAAAATGACTGAACAAGGGCTTTATTATGAGGTGGATTTACCTGATACCGAAAGAGGAAAGGATATGTATGAAATGATAAAAAGGGGCGACATAGATCAATCTTCATTTGCTTTCACCGTGTCTGATGACGACTACGAATACAAAGAAGGACGCTATTTTAGAACTATTAAAAAAATTGATAGGCTTTATGATGTAGCTCCAGTTACTTATCCGGCATATCAACAAACTTCAGTTGTGGCAAGGTCCTTAGATAAATTAAAAAACAACAAAGAAACAATCTCAAATCCTGATTTAGTTCAAAAAAGGGAGAGAGATCTCATTTTAAATAACTTAAAAAAATATTAAATGAAAAAATCCGATGAACTACGCCAAAAGCGTGCGGAGGTGCTTGACCAAATGACAGCACTCCACAGATCAGCCGGTGCAGATACTTTCACTGAGGAAATGCAAACAAAGTGGAATGATTTGAACAAAAGAGCTGAAGATTTGAATAGCGCAATCGAAAGAGAAGCGTTGATTGAGGCAGAAGAATTAAGAAGAGCTAACGATGCTGCTAAAACAAACAGCAATAGCGACGTAAGAAGAGTTGTTGTAAAAGAAAATGAAGAGGAAAGAGCGCAAAAATCATTTAGACTTATCGGTCAAGATGGTGCAATTAACCAACTTCTTACCAGAGGCAGATTAGAAGGACTTGCAGCGGAAGTACACCAAGAAGGAACCAGAGAGGCGAGAAGCGCAGGTTTGAATGCAACCGGAAACTTGACTATTCCTAAAGCATTTGTAAGAGGTGTGGGTAGAAATGAGAAAAGGGATTTAAACGTAACTACAACTACTGAAGGCGGTTTCACAGTTGCAACTGAAGTAGGCGAATTGATTCCATTTTTAAATCCACGTTTGGTAACAGAAGCCCTTGGAGCTACATTCTTCACCGGACTTAGCTCTAATATCGACTTCCCAAGAAACGACGCTGCTTCAACTGCTGTTTGGGAAGGAGAAAACACGGCTAATGACGAAACTACTCCAACCTTTGACCGCATCCAATTAAGCCCGAATAGACTTGGAGCATTTACGGACATTTCTAAACAGTTATTGGTACAATCTACTATTGATGTCGAGAATTTCGTAAGAAACTCATTGTCAGTTGCTATTTCAAACGCTTTAGATACTGCCGCAATCAATGGTTCAGGACAATCAAATCAACCTTTGGGTATCTTAAACACTTCCGGAATTGGTTCTGTGGCTTTAGGTACTGATGGAGGCGCAATCAACTTCGGTTCTATCGTGGATTTGGAAACAGAGGTAGCAGTTGACAATGCTGATTTCGGAAACTTGGCATACTTAACTACTCCAGGCGTAAGAGGATTTTTGAAACAAGCTGAAAAAGCGACTGGAACTGCTCAATTTGTTTACATGGATTCAACTGTTCCAGGTGAAGGTATGTTAAATGGTTATAGAGCGAGAGTATCTACTTTAGTACCATCCACTTTAACAAAAGGAAACGGATCAAACCTTCATGCGGTTATCTTTGGGAATTTCAGTGAACTCATTGTGGCTCAGTGGGCAGGCATAGACCTCGTTATAGACCCATATACAAGCGCAAAAAATGCACTTGTTACTTTAGTTGTAAACAGCTGGTGGGACATCGCAGTAAAACACGCTGCTTCATTTGCTGCTATTAAGGATGCGGACATAACTTCAGGAATTTAATTTAGATAACTTTAAACTCAATCATAAAATGAGCAAATTAGTAAAACTTATGATTGGATTGTCGGCCGGAATGTTAACGGCCGCAATCCTTTTGACATCCGCAAAGCCAAGCGAATTTGACGCTGGCACGGATATATACAGACAAGTAACTTTGGACACAATTACAGACACTGAAGCGGATACCATTACACTTTCTCCAAATTTGTTTTCTTTCTGGAAATACAACCACGTAATTGAAGGCGATCAGCTTTCAGGAACGATTGTACTTTATGTAAAGGTTCAAGAAAGAAACGCTCCAGGATCTGATATTTGGTATCAAATTAAATATGATTCAATAACATCTGATTTAGGCACTTTACAATTATACGGAGATGCTTATGGAGTTGGGCAAAGAGTAATTATAACCGGTTCCGGAACTCAAAGCTCTGAATATACTTTGCAGACAACTTTGAAAAAACCTTATTAATATGACAGGATTCGTAAAGGTTAAATTTACGAAATCTCCAACTGGTAGATTCGGTATGGCTTACAACGAAGGCCATACCGGATTTGTCAAACCGGAATTGGCTAAGAAATTAGTTGAAGAAGGATTTGCCATAATTATAGATGAAGCAAAAAAGGAGATTGAGGTAAAAACAGAACCGAAAGCAGATGCAGTTTTAGAAACGGCTAAAAAACGAACAACAAGAAAATAATGGGATACGTTAAAGTCATCACCGGTCCTTCAATCACTCCGATTACACTTTCGGAGGCGAAAAGCTATTTAAAGATAGACGTAAGCACGGATGATGACTTAATTACAGACATTATATCGGCTTCAGTTGCTCATGTAGAGCAATACTTAGGCCAAAAGATTTGCACTCAAACAGTCGAGGAAGTTTTTGATAAAGTTCCATTAGTTAAAATTGAGGATAGGTGGCCTACCCTTTATTTAACTATGCATCCAGTCCAAAGTGTTACCTATATTCAATATAAAGATACCAATGAACAAGTCCAAACATGGGATAGCTCCAAATATGTAGTTGACACATATCGAAAAATGGGTAGAATTACGCCGGCTTATGGTCAAGTTTTTCCTGATTTGTTAGCGGAAATTAACTCAATTACAGTAAGATATGTAGTTGGATACGGTGCTACAACGGCATTGATTCCAAGTAACATAAAGCAAGTTTTAAGGCTATTAATTTCGGATATGTACCATAATAGGACAGATTACGTAGCCGAAAGATACACGGCATCGCGTTCTTTAATGGATAGGATTAATTATAATTTGTTTTTGTAATGATTAGGATATGGAACAAGAACGAGATTT